GCACATAGTAACCACTTAGCATCTTTACAAAATTCTCGGCCTCGCTAACGCCCGCGCTACCGGGGTCTTGCTGGCTCATAATCTCAACGCTCACCGAATCGTGCGTTGCCGTTGTCTTGATAAGCCCTTCCACTTGTCCCGGCGTATCGCGCATAGATTTAAGGTCACCTACACAATAAGTACCGTTAGGGTACGCGTACAATAAAAGGCCGCGTGTCCAGTCGGGGTCTTTGTTTGTCTCGTTTGGTTTTGTTGCGGCCCTATCCCAAAATCTTATGATGCGTGTCCAACCGCCGGGAATATGGTCAACGATGGGAAACCATTCCTCTCTAAATATTAAGCCCGCACTTGGCCTAATATTCCAATTCCCGCCATGCAATCGCTCACGGTCAACGCGTGACTGCGCAAGTAGGTTACCGAGATACGCCGGGTCTTTATTCATTAGGATTTTATTGTCCTCAAGCTTAGCTGAAATGAAGGTGACTGATTTTGGTTGAATCTCAGGCCCGCGCCCATACTGCGCGTGTATTTCATCGGCGCTATCTGCCCAAATCATTTTGTCATTAATGCGAATAAACCAACGTAAAACGCCTGAACGTTCAGCGATGGGGTAACCGTCCTCACCTATCCACCAATCGATAAACTGTCTCACCCAAGAATCAGGGTCAGGGTTGCACGTAGCCCTAATGCGCGGCTTTACGCCCGAGGTTGATCTGTTACGTGTGAGCATGTAGAAAAATTGAAATTCCGAGAAGTGACAGAGTTCATCGAATCCAATCCAAGGTATTTGCGAGCCTTGGTAATTATGCACGTCCTTATCATATTCAAGGTTGGCAAATGACATGCTCATCCCCGTTGTGAATCTCCATTCAAGGTATGACTCCCGAGGCGTTGCACGCAAATGCGCATAGACTGTCATTGAGGTATCCCAAAGGCCTCCTTCCGTTCTAATTTGTACACTGGTACGCCTAAATATTACCCCACCAAACTCGGCGTTGTCATGGTGTCTTAAAGGGTCGATGAGTAGGCCAAATGTTTTGCCGCCTCCCGCACTAAGCAGCCCCGCCATAAACTACAATGTCGGCCTTTGATGAAAGGAAAAACATTTGTGGTCCTGATTGGGGGGCTATTTTAATTACCTCCTGACTCATCACTTTGCTCCTAATTGGAATTTTCCATTTTTACCGGTAACGCTAGCGTATGAAGGGATGCCTCTCATGCGGCGGTTACGGTTAATAGTGCGCTTAGAAACACCATGTCTCAACGCTAATTTATAGTCAGGCATTGAGCCTAACTTTGAAATGCACTCGCGGCTTAACTCAATTTTATTATGCCCCGCCATTGGCGGGGGCGGTGAATTGCGCCCCTTCGCTATCATGTCTTTTACGTTATCGTGATTAGTACCTAAAAATAAATGGTTAGGCCTTACGCATTTTGGGTTGTCACATTTATGGCAAACAAAAAGCCTTTTAGGTATCTCACCAATTAAAAGCCTCCAAGCAATTCTATGCGCTTTATCAGTTTGTTTACCTACGCCAAATACGCCGTAACCCTTCTCGTTAAGCGCCGCAATCCACTCCCAACATGAATCCGATTTTTTAACCTTTGCCCAAAATTTCATTTCGGATTTAGCGCTTAGTTTTTCTTTTATCACTTGCCCCCCCCCATAAATTACAATATCGGCATTGCTCGCTAAGAAGTCGTACTGCTTACCGTTTTGCGGTGCTATACTAATTCGCTCGCTTTGCATGACCTATTCTTTTTTTGGCTATCTCAAAATACTCGGCTTCTTTTTCAATACCGATAAAATCAAAGCCGCACTCTTTCGCGGCAACGCCAGTGCTACCGCTGCCCATAAATGGGTCAAGCACGGTGCCGTTAGGCGGCGTCACCATTTTGATTAGGTAGCTCATGAGCTTTTTACTCTTAACCGTCGGATGGCCGTTGACTTCGCATCCCGCATTGCGCTCGCTACTTGATATTTTAGCACAGTAAAAAAAGCGGGATGCGCCGCCGGAGTCGCCGCCGTAAGTTCCGGTCACCACTCCGCCGCCGCCATAGGCTACATTGGGACCGTCGCCTCGCTTGTGTCCTTGTTTGAGTTGGCCACTCTTCAGCGTACCACTCTGCATATCAAGCATCTTAACCGCACACTCTAAATCGCATTGCTCGTCCTCGCAATGTGGCGAGTGGGATAGGACTAGGTTTGCGGGAAAGCGGCCTTGCATGTTGTATATGGGCACCCCGCCCGTACCATTCGCGCCGCCGTACCCCATTGCATTGAAATCCTTTTGCGTGGCGGTCGGGTTAAGGTCTTGCGCTGCAATCCTACTCGCATCAATATTAATCGCGCCAGTGCCCCACTTAAGCACGTTAGCCGCAACGGTTTTTTCACTGAGGGGCTTGCGAACTAAAATCCAGTGCTCGGATGCGGGTTTAAGTGCAGTGCCCCAGCCGTCCCATTGTTTTGCGCTATCGGTTGCGGGGTTGTCTCGCTTTTCGCGCTCGTTACTGCCCGCCTGATCAAATTTTCCCGCGAACTCTGCGCTCTTAGTTTTACCTTGACGAGTTACCTCACGCTCGGCACCCGCCGCCTTATCAATCGCCTTGCTCACGTTTAGGGATTTCGGAAACCCGCTGCCAAACAAATGTGTGATCACGTCTCGCACTTCGAAACCCGCATCCCCCAACGCCGTCGCAGTCCAATGGCTTGTCCGAGGTAAAGCCCAAATTAAACCATGCGCACCCGGTTTCATCGCCGCATGCGCTTGCTTCATCGCGCTTGTCATCCAAGTAACCCATTGCTCGCGGCCCCCTTTATTATGGTCCCATTCCTTATTCATGAAGCTGATACCTGCGGGTGGGTCAGTAACTAATGCATCTATTGAGTTTGGCTCAATCCACGCGAGTACGTCTAAACAGTCACCATTTAGTAACTCAGGCTTTTTCATTTTTCGGTAACCTCGGACCCATTAGCGGGCAAGGTCACTATGACTTGAATTGGGTTACCGTCTTTACCGTGATGCTCTTGCACGTCGGTAAACATTTTAAAGTGCTTACCGATAAGCTCACATGCTCTTAAAATATCGGCGTGTTTAGCAAGCGGTTTTGCATAAGCGATTTCAGCAATGCGCTTTAGATTGCGCTCAGCGGATATCTCTAAATTTACCTCGATTTTAGCGACCGCCTTGTCAATCATTTCTTTAATATTAGCGCGCGCTAGCATACGTGATGCGCCTGAACACGCGGCCTTTGCGCCGTACCCCGCGGCGACATATGCACGTTGTGCGTTTAGGTCTTTCACATACTCGCGTACAAATATTCTCTCTTTGATTCGCGCCGCTTGAGTTTTAGCGGGAAGTTTAGGATTACCGCGCTTTCTTTTTCTAGCTGTCATTGTCTAAAAATACTGAGGGCAAGCGCGTTACAATTGCAAGTAAAAAATGCCGGAATAATATGCCGACGCGGAGCAGGGCAAAATCACATGCTCGCCCGTGGCTCCGTTTTTGATTGCGGGGTACCCCTCATCACCAAAGAGGAGAATGGCGCGCCGCTCACGTCAAGCGCGCACGGTTTGCGGTTATAAACCTGCTACCAACCCGAGATAGATTTGATTTTGATGCGCGCTACCACGTCACTTAGCGATACCGCAACGTGTTCAAGCTTTGCGTCATTGCCCACTGCACCGATGCATTTGCGTTGATCGCGATTCACCGCGTGCAAGCGTTTCACCAAAGTTTGGAGCCTCGCGCTTGATTTGGTTTGCACAATTTGCGCGCGAAGCTTTTTCCTAAGCCGCATCCATCGCTCAATTCTTTTATTCAATTGCATTAGTAGAAATCCTTTCCTTCTTTTATTTTTTTATTGTCTCGCTTGGTTTTTTCACCATGGCACTTTTTGCAAAGCGCTTGCATTTGGGTCGAGGGTATAAACATACGCTCAATGATTAGTGTGTCAACCTCACCAATTGGTTTTATGTGATCGGGGTAAACTTTGGGCGCTTTAGTTTTGCACTGCTCGCATATTGAAAATCCATCGGGACCGATTGCGCGCTCCAAACAAAGTTTGCGCGAGTACGACCACGCCCACACTTTCCTAAGTGCAATCCTAACTCGCTCTTTATCCTTTTCGTTGAAACCATCGGTTAACTCTTTTTTCTTTTTAGGAGTGCGCGTGGTGTACGACTTCACCAATTTTAAATAATCATTCATAACCGCACGCGCCCCGATTACGGCGCCGTCGCATACTCCGCTAATTGAATCGAGGTAATGTTTTAACCCCGCCCAATTATGAATTGAAGTGGGGAATGTTTTATCGCGAGCGGCGTCACCTACAAAGTCACATTTTTGGGGCTCATTTTCATATGCCTTTTCACGGTCCATTTTCTTGCAAAAATCCTTGAAGTTTTTAGGCCTCATTTTTACTCTCCTTTTTAGTGCTCAGGG